ACGTCTGCTGGTAAAACTACTCTGTTTGCATATTGAAAGGTGGATCCTGTCTGGACATCACCTGTTACTGTTGTTGTTGCCATATTATTTTATTGCTCCTTGTAACCCATTGGTTACGATAGACCCATCCCCAAAGGGCGGGGGGATATTGGATAACGTCCCTATTTCTTTTATTATTAATAGTCGGCACTAGAAGAGTTGCCCGAAGGATGAACAACCTTTAAAACTTCTAGCACCGACTAAACTTAATATTGATTAACCTGTGATTCCCGTAACCTTAGATTGACGTGCACGGTTTGAACAAGTCAACTGTCCGAAAGTAAGAATCAATGCATACTTTGCATCGACGCCTGCTACAGTTCCGTTCTGGAAATCTGTAGTTTCGAACCAATGATTATTCATACCGGTAAGCTTAAGGTACTTGGTGTTGAGCATGTACATGAAGCCAGCGCCGCATGTTACGTCATAAACAACTGGAGTATTCTTGTACATCAAGTTTTGGAAACCTTGATTTGCTTTGTTTACGTCTTGGTAACGAATGTTTGCTGTTAACAATGCTTCGTACTGGTTGAAAGCACTAGCGGTTGTTATGATCAAGTCTGGAGTATCGTTGCCCTTTGAAGCAGCAGTGTATGATGTTGCCATTTTAGCTACTGTTAAAGCTCCACCTGCTGCTGTTTCTGTTGACTTCCACCAAGTATTAGTTGAAGGGTCAATGCCACCGATAGTGTTAGATGCATCAATAATCCAACCAATGCCATTGAAGTCTTTTCCACCATTACCTGGTGTTGACTCCGAGAACAACATCGTGTTCAATGACTCTTTGATTGACTCTTCTGCCTGCATAATCTTTGCATTCAAAAGTTTAATGATTGCTTCGCTTCCACGGTTCTTAGCTTCTTCGATACCGCTAATTGCGATAGAAGCAGCCATCTGCTTCCAATCGTACTCAGCAGCTGTGATACCCTCTTGTGGGGTAAGGTCAATTGCATCGTAACCACTGTATGAGCTTGTGGTGTCGTTAGCTGTGTAAATCAACGGTTCAACAATTGAAGTACCGCCTTCTTCTAGAACTACTCTACCTTTTTCGTTAAGGTGGTTAAGTAGTACACGGTCCGTAAATATGTTGTCTATCAACGTCGGACGATAGTTTTGCAAAGTTGTTGACAACAGTGCATCAAAATTGGAATTACCTGGCATGATATTTTACTCCTTTATGAGTATGTTAATGTTTGTGTTTAGTCTTGACCTAAGCTCTTGCGAGCTGCGGCAAATGCTTCTTGTACTGTACGAATAGGTGCCGATATAGGAACCGTTGTCTTAGAGGAACTTCCTCCTGCAACAACACTTTGTTGTCTCTTAGCTTGTGTACGAGAATCTTCTTCTGATTTCTTTTTTTCAGTTTCTCTGCTTTTAGAATAGATTTTGTCAAAAGAAGCTTTTTTAAATACTGCTTCTAGATCTGTTGAACCTTCTGCTAAAGCTTTTGCCACAACCTCATCTGCATCAAAGTCTTCACCATATTTGCTTTTCAAAGTATCGATAGTTTTAGTTAACTCATCCATAGCTTTAGATTGCTCGAAAGCTGCGATTCGTTGCTCTAACTGTCGCATTTGCAACTCAGTTGGGTCTGTCCACTCATCCATTTCTGGTTGAGCTTGCACACCATACTGTTGCTGCAAAATTTGCAAGGTAGCAGCCGGGTCACTTTGCAGGGCTTCCTGTAGTGCACTAGCGTACTGTACTTGCTTTCTTTGGTCACTGAGTTCTTGGGTCTTGCGAGTATAATCCGCTTGACGTTGGTACCCAGCTAAAGCCTCTTTAATTGGAACCGATACCTCTTCGCCGTCCACTTGGAGTTTAACGTATTTATCGCCAACCTCTGTGTAGTCAAAGAAATCTAATTCTTCTTGTAGAGTTTCTGCTCCTGCCTCGATAGTCTCATCAACTTGTCCATTTTCTACAATGGGGTCTAAAGCGTCACTAGCACTAGCATTGTTTATTTCTTCATTACTCATTTGGAATCCGTCCTTCTAATTGGTTGTTCCTATTATAGTATATTTTTTTTTACATACAGCTTATTGTTGCGGCGCCTGACCTTGTAAGGCAGCCAATATTTCTGGTGGTAAACCAGCTAAATCAGGTGGCAATTGTCCTTGTGGTGGACCACCTTGGGCACCTTGTAAAGCAGCCATTAACTCTGGTGGCATACCCTCCATACCTGGTGGTGGCATACCCTCCATACCTGGTGGTGGCATACCTTCCATACCCGGTGGCATACCCTCCATACCTGGTGGAGGCATACCTTCCATACCTGGTGGCATACCCTCTGGTGGTGCAGCACCTGGAGGAGGTGGCGGTTCTTGTAGGAACGATGAAGGGTTCTTAATACCAAACCCAGTGCCAAGCACATATTCAGCCAACTTAGGTAGATTTACTAATCCAGCCTGAGCAAATGGTTGCAATGCTTGAACTATCTGAAGTGCCATGTCTCTACGGAATGACTCGTTACGTGGAGCTGTGGATCCAGCCTCAACATTAAAGTCAAACTCACCACTAATATAATCTTTATCAAATGTCAACCAAACAGGTGCATTCTCGGTTCCAACTATTCTTACAGTCTGTTCACCAGTTAAGAATTGTTGAGCTAGCATTATAAGATTAGAAGCACATGAAGCTATAGCATTCTCTATTTGTACAAGCTTTTCAGATACTCTAGCATTACCAGCTTCAGCAATGATTGATGCTTCGCGGGCGGTACGAGTAGTCTCTGGAATAGAACCACGCTGGTATTCGGACACACCAGACACACGGTCAATGTCTGAAGTAATTAATGCAGACTGATTATAGAAATCAGGTGGGTTGATCAAAGCCGGCATAGCTTGTACAACGTTTGCCAGATTTTCTGATCCTTTAACGGGAACCATAACGTTGTCTTCATCAGATACCAATGCTTGACGACCGAAGTCATCAAATGCTGATTCCATGAATAGGTACTTGCGCGAGTAACGCTTTCTGTGGTTCATCATCTGCGTACGGGTTTCGTTTAATTCCATTTGCAGTGGCTCAATTGCTTCTAGTTCACCCATTGGATAAAAGTAGTTAGGAATATCATAGTTGCGCAACATAAAGAAAGGATGACCAAACGTATACGGCATCTTGGTTGGCTTAACTAGGAACTTGTCACCAGTGTCTGCAAAGATACACATCTCACCAGTATCAATATTATAATATTCAAATATGTCACAATAGACTTCGTAGTTATTCTTATTATATTCTTTTGGTGCACTATCAAATGTATTAGAACTAGCAGCAAATGAATTTCCACTAACTTCTTGTCTTGCGGCATAGTTATAACGCTCATCAGCTTTAACATCTTTTAAAGGTCTGTGGATTCTTTGCGCAATCCAACGTACGTCGTTCATTGAAGATGCGTCAACATCTACATACATGTCATACGGGCTGATGCGTTCTAAGAATGGACGGTCTTCTCTAATAATAAATGTTGATTCTACTTCACCTGTTGCTTCAACGTTATCAACAGCTTCATCGGCAGTCTCATCAATCTTGTCAACTTTTGCTTCTTCAACAAAACGATAACCAGTCTTAACCCAACCATGACCAAGAATTAGATAATCTTTAACAGCGCGTTGGAACTCTGGTTGGCAATTATAATGTCCCCACCAATAATTAATAATAGCTTCAGTAACTACAGCCTTGTCACCATCTTCTGGTCTAAGTGCACTAACGTTGATCTTAGGACGACCAATAGAAATTGCTGGGGCTAAAGTATTAATAGTTGCAAAACAAATATTTACAAGCATTCTGTCACCAGCAATATTACCACGATATTGTTTACCACGATAAAGATTTATCATTCGTTGCCACAAATTATCATAGCCATCATTCTGGCGCCATCTACGCGAAGTATCTAATTTACCTCGATAACTAGCTAACTTATCATAATTACTTTGTCTTGCCATATTAACAATCCCACTTCTTTAATGCCAATGCTTTGCGTGTTGGTCTTCCCTTAGAATCTTTCATCGGTCCTGGATTTCCTCCCATACGAGCACAAAATGATTTTCTTCTTGCTGCAGACTTTGGTGACTTAGCAGCTTGCTTAGCAGTAACTGGTGGCTTTAGATTCATGCCTTGTGCTTTTGCTGATGCGCGGCCTTTAGCATTTAATCCACCTGTA